TTATTTTTATTTTGCATCCAAGTATTTACTCGGCGTTTAATATCAAAAAACTTTTGTGCCTCATAGCGTAATTTACCACTTTTTGATGGTTCCGTCCAATAATCTATAAATTCCTGATATGATCCGCCTAATAAAGTTACAAAAGGTTCTATACTTTTTATAAATATATCTTTATTTGTAGTTATATTTTCAGTTTCAGTTTCCATATGCATAGGCATATGCTTAGCACTTGCTATGCTTATGCTATCATTTTTTAATGATTTAGCGTTATTTCGCCTACTTTCTGTAAATTTTGACCTTCTTATAGATTCATTATACATCCGATCGTTTATAAAAAAGCCGTCCACCTGATCGAATTTATCCCATATTTCGTTATCATATGCTTTGCATATGCTTAGCATATCCTTTTCGGTTAGCTTTCCTTTTTGATGCTGAAGGCATAAAAGCCTGATATATTTACCGACTTGTTCGTCTGTCATTGTAAATGTTCCACTTAAAAAATCACTTGTATAAAATAGCACTGCGGGATCTTTTGACATAAATTAAAAATGGATCGCAGGCTCACAGATAATGGTACTATCTGCTTGCCCTTGATCCAATATATTTAAACTACGTTGTACCATAACGTTTTCTTTATTCTTTTACAAAGTTATTAAAACTTTCTATTTCTTTCTCAATTTCCTCAACTTTTTCTCTATACCATTTTTCGGTAAAAATTAGGTTTTCTGCCGTTTTTATATTATAGATAACAGTTGTATGATCACCAACGCCTATTTGTTTAGCTATTTCATTGAGAGATAATTGAGTATATTTTTTCAGTACATATGCCGCCGCTTTACGTCCAAAAATTACGCTTTGGCTTCGGTTCTTGATCTGAATATTTGTGTCAAATACATCCTCAACTAATTCTACTATTCTATGCGGAAGGATACTTGTAGGAAATGATCCTATTGCAATATCGTCTGTTATCAATTTAGCTTTCACTAATTCTTTATGAAACATACGTAAACTTTGCAATTGGTCTTTGTAACATTGTATTAAATTGTTATAATCCATAATTAAAATTCTAAGTCGTCTTCTACTTTATTTACTTGGGTTGGTACTACATATGTATCTTCATAAATTTTGTAGTCAGGTTGCGAGGGTTTATCCTTATATGAATTAACCCACATATTGTAACGCTGCCCGTTAATTGAAAATTTAATTACCTCTTTGCCGTCTTTGGTTTGGTTTTTCCAAGCCCCGATTGATTCTTTTTTTTCTGACATTTTATAATTGATTTGTGGAATCCTCTGATTCCGGTTTAAAAAATACTGCTTTTACTTGACACCCTGATTCCCATTTAGTCAGGAAATCTTTTAGTTCGTTATATGCCTCTGTTGAATACCAGCAATAATGATATACTTCAGCTAATAACATTTGACGTTCCATAGGTAGCAACTTTTGCATCCCATTTTCTAAGTCTTGATAGGTTTCTTGCATCTTATTGTTTTTGGTTAGCTAATATGATTCTATGAGCCTTGTCGTACTGCTCATTCGTAGTGTATGCGCTAATCTTTATTGCCGTTTTACTTTTAAGACTTTCATCCCAAATAGTATTTTCTAATAAGGTAATTAACTTCATACGTTTTTCCTCGCCCACTTCGTCTTTATGATCATTCGTACTATCTGCGTCCTTTGTATCATCTATTGCAAATAATCCGTTTAAAGCATACTTACGGGCGTATGAACTTGCTGATCCTGTTATCTGTGCAGCGTCCATTCCTTTTTTAACGTCTTCCTCGCGCGCCCATCCGTAAACCTTTACAGGTATTTCTTCATTGGTTTCGTCTATTAGCATAGCGGTTGCCTTTACATAAACTCGATCGGCTACTTGTACTATTTCATCACTAATAAGAAGGGCGGTTTCATACTTGAAAAGTATTGGCTTTACTGCTTCGATTATATCCTCTGCGCTTCGGTATTTATATTTGCCAAAGGAATTTACTTGGTTTTTAGGCGCTTTTAATTCCGCCTGAATTTTTACTAATTTCATAGATTTATTTTAGGTTTATAAATTTAATACATATCCCCGTACTCCTCAAATTTTTCTGTCCATTCAGACATAGGAGTAAAAGGTATTGCTGGAAATGGGTTTTTAGGTCTTTCTAATAAATGAGGGTAATAAGTAGCTTTAAAATTCTTTAAATCAGCACGCGCTTGTTTTAAAAGATTGTAACGATTTTCTGAATTAAATTTATTGCTCACATCAAATAGCCATTCGTAATACCTTACTCTGTCCTGAAGGTTTGAAAGTTCGTGTAATGTATTCATTGTTTAATCTTTGGTTTCTAAAATTATTTCCTCAAGTACTTGAGTAGTCGGTTTTAAAGATCCGCCCTGCGCTAACAATAAAAACTTTTCATAGGCTTGATCCTTATCATAGCTACCAGAATCGGATACAAAATACCCATCTTCTTTTGTGTAAAAATAAGGATCATCGGGTTTGTTAAATTTCGTTTCCGAAACAAATTCAAATTTTTTCATAGTATTTATGCCGTATGGTTTTATTACGACAGGACAAATATACAACTTTTATCCATAATATATACACTTTATTAAATTATTTTACAAAAAAAAGCCACTTATTATAAGCGGCAATACATTATATATAATTATTTATTTATATATCATCCTCAACGTCAAAGATTTCAGCGTGCATTTCCCCTATTACATTAGCAATAATATCCAAAGACTGCCTTCTAATCGTCTTAATCCTGTTAGCCTCCATCTTAGATACTAAAGTTAAATCAATATCTTCTACGGCTGATATTGCATAATAGGCGCAACTAATCAAATCGCTTCGGGTTGTAGTTTCTGCGTCTTCCCATTCTATTTCCTCGCTTACCTCTGATTGTTTTTCCTCTGACATTATAAATCTTTTAAAAGTATTTCATCAGGTCGCTCTATTTCCTTAAACTCCATTCTATTGCCGCCACGAATCTTTGCTAACATTTGCTTAATCCCCTTTTCAATATCATATAATTCGCTTAGTTTTTTAATAAAAAATTCCTCTTGCTGTTGTAGCGTCCATTTATTAAATCCTTTTGGCATTCTCATTAGTTTTAATTTTTATAAGTTTTTTTAAATAAATTGACAAGTCCAATGATTCCTCGTAAGCGTGTTGCAGCCATTCTAATTCTGTAAGATCCGTTCTGTCCATAGTCGTTCCGTATTCCTTCAATCCTTTCTCCTCGCGCGCTAACAAATCATCTATAATATTATATAAAATTCTGGACATTATTTATCAGTTTTAGAATGAAATTTATTACAAGTTTTGCACTTATATTGAATCCTGGTTAATCCTGTTGCCGTTACTACCTTGTTATTCTTGATTAAATCATCTGATCCACATTCAGGGCAAGAACCCCTGTCTGCTCCAAAGATAACTCCATAATGGGTTTTAGGCTCTATGTGAGCGCTTAATAGTTTAAAAACCTTTTCAAGCAATACAACGTCTTTTTTGCAATACTTAATCATTGCCTCCATTGCCACCTTGTCTTTATGCAAAAGAATGTTTTTCCAAAGACTATATTCTGTTTTAATCTTTTGTCCTATGCCTAAAAAATCCGCTATGTAATTAAGCCTATTTGAATTAAACCTGAACTTTTGACGCGCTACCTTTAGGGTATCAATAGTTGTATATTTTGGGAACATTTGGATATTGTGAAACAGGCACCTTGTCCTGATCCAAGCCAAGTCGAATTTATCCCCATTATGCCCGACCATTTCAGTAGCAACATTTGCAACCTCAATAAATTGTTCAAGCATACGTTTATCATTCTGCTTCGCATCCCATTGTAAAGCATATACTTCCTTTTCATCTTCCCACTTATAACAGATACAGATAATTGCACGTTCTTGAATTATGTTTGAATAATCGATATTTTTTTTGTAGCCTGCTTCCCAAAATAAGCCTATGTTAGGCGAAGTTTCTATGTCAAAAAATAGCCTTCTGCGTTTGGTTTTTAGCATTTAATAGGTTTTATATTGTGTCGATCCGTTTGTTCTTATTGCTTTTAATACTTGTTTTCTTTGCTTCCCTGTGCTTTCGTATGAAACGTGAACCCAATCCGGATTCTCATTCGTTCCAAATTCCCATATAAGCTGGTCAAATTCCAAGTTATCTTTTATAAAATTAAATACCATTTTGTTAGTAACTCCGTTAGGCGATCCGTCCATATCAATATCAATAGCTTCGCCTGTGCAATGCTGCGAAGTTAAACTACCTTTGATTACCCTATTTAATTCAATGGATCTGTACCCGCTTGAAATATGAATTGGGCAACGAAAGTTATTCCTGATAGGCTGGAATATATTTTCAGCTAATAGTTTCAAATTAGCAATATGCGATTCGATAGGCATATTTGATAACCCATTACGTTTTGCGCTTTCGCTTCTTATAATTTCGCTAAGATCTAAATGTTCTGATAGTTTCATATTTAATCCTTTTTAAATATTTTTTCTGCCATTGTATAACCAAATGCCGCACCTGCTAATGCAGCCACAGAATAAACAAGTGCATCCGTAGGCGTATGGATTAACTTTACACAAAGGGCAATCGTACATAAAAAGCCACAAAGTCGCTTCATACTTAGTCGATTATTTTCCTCTGTAAAAAATTGACGCATACCTAAAATTTTAAATAGTACCCTAAAGAATAATTTAAAGTCGTAGCATTTAGGGTTATTACGCCCTTATTAGCCGTTTTAATCGCCATTCCGATACCTACACCCATTTGCCTATTATCTTGTCGCATATCGCCTAAAAAGCCTAAATAAAGGGCAGTCTTGTTCTTAGGTTGTATCGTGTTTGTAATATAAATAGTTTTTTCCTTAATATTTACCCCAACCGATCTGCCTTGTATTTTGTTCTGACTGATTGTGTCTTGTATATATGCGTATCCTAATGAATCTATGCGCATAGTATCGGAATAGACTTTTACTTGGTTGTAGTCTTTTACGATCGTAATTGTATCGTGAATTTCATTTGTAAGATAGGCAGTATCTAAAACTACAAAAGGGATCGATGCCCCCTTTTTATACTTAGTAAAAGTTTTCTGCTGGTAAACTGTATCCGTTTTAGTTACAACCTCATTTTTTGTATATGAAGGCGCGTTAATTAAAAACAAAATTATAATAAACAATAAAACCGCTATGGCTATATTCTTAATCATTTTTTACTTTTTTAGTCGCATTGTAATAGTAACGGATCGCCATTGCACCTGATACGATGGCAACCAAGCCTGCAACTAAGGTCACAAAAGGTTGTACTTGGGTAATAGTTAAGGTCGCGGCGGTCATTGAAACTGCCGTGTTTACTAAGGCTTGGCTGCTATCTTGTGTCATTTAATCTTCTGTTACTTCTGTTGGTGGATTTTGTTCTTGCGCTAATTTACCTAAGAACTGCAATAATGGCAAGCCATACGCAGTCGGGATTGTGTTAATAAATTGCTCTAATTCTTTTACTTGTTGCTCGTTTAACGTAATCATATTATTTTATTTTATTCACAAATATAGTTATTTGTTACGGATTAACAAATGGTAAAGGTAAAACCACAATCGGTGGGTTAACTTGATTCTCTATTTGAGCATCTAAGTTTAGGTCTAAAGCCTCTACATTAATTGTAGAATTTAACCAACCACAAACAATGTCATAGGTTAAGTCCTCGTAAGGTATAAAGTTAGTAACGTCGTCCTTTGAGAAGGATTGTGCGCCATATACCGAAGCAAAGTAATCTACTCCGTTAATTGTTTCTTTAGCGTTACGATTCCAATGTGCAGTAACTACAAAGTCTGTTAGGCTTCCGTCTTGTGGAACGCAGTCTAATTGATTGATGTACCAATATTTCATATTATTTATTTTCTAATTTATAAACTTTTGCTTCTAATTCTTCAATTTTAGCCATACACTCTTGTAATACCTTTATTGTTGCATTATGCAAATCTTCGCTATAAATTGATTTTAATGGAATCCCATCTTCAGGCAAATATTCCTTTCCTCCAAATCCATCTTCGTTAACAAATTCAGGTGCTATTTCTAATACTTGTTGAGCAATTACTCCAATGTTATAATCATCGTGCGTTTGGTCTTTGTATTTAAATTTAACAATTTCAATAGCCTTAAATTTATCCCAATATGATTCTAATAGAATAATATCTTTTTTAGTTCTTATATCGGATAAATTAGAATTATTAGCTGAATAATTATAAACACCACCATTTGCTTAAACATATAATCTTGGAGTATTATTTCCTATAAGGAATAAAAATTCATTATCCCCATTATTAAAATCAGTTGAATTTCTAATTGCTAATCCTCTACCATAACTATTTGTTGTAGCGTTGTTTTGTATAGCTAAAGCCCAAAGCCCATTATTATCAGGGTTTAACATATTAGATACACCACTAACACCACCGGGATTTAAAACAGAAGATGTTCTAACTAAGAATCTTCCGTCACTTGTTATCCTCATTCTTTCTAATGCAGCAGAACCATTTGTAATCGGTGTAGTTAAAAATCTCATTATACTACCTCCGTTAGTTCCGTCAGGTGCGCCTTTTGAAACTATATCCATTGAACGAACATATAATTCATCACCTAAAGCAAAATAATTCCATCCTATTGATGCTAAATCATTTGTTGAATATGTTGGGAAACTTGTTATTGCTCCCGGAGAACCAATAGAAAATTTAGCTTGAGGACTACTCGTTCCGATTCCTACATTCCCCGAAGGAGTAATAACCATTCTAACTGCACTATTAGTATTATCAATAATAGAAAAATATTTATCATCAACTGCAAAAGCATCAACTGCTAAAGACCATCTTTGATTTCCGTTTCTATTTAACATTGATAATGCACCAGATAAAGAACTTGATTCTCTTAATGTTAATACAGTCGCAGAATCTGGGCTGCTTGTATTCATACCAATCGCACCACCCGAAGTGATACGCATACGTTCTGTAGCACCATTAACTCTAAATATCATATTAGATGCAGAATCTTTAGCATCTATGTATAAATTATTGTCAGTAAAATAAGTTATTGCTCCACCTGCTGAAGTTGTATTCCAAGCATTGCTAAAATTATTAAATGCTATTGATTTAGAATTTTGTAATGTTAATGAACCATTACCACCAACATAACCTGTTGAAACTACACTCGTTCCAATTCCAACATTACCACCATTGGGTTGTAAAAGTAAATTAGTAAAAGCTACCCCTTGTTCTAAAGAAGTTAAATAAGAATTGTTTGTAGTATGGTCATATCCTATTTGTAATTGTTTGCCTGGAGTTGTGTTACTTTGAATACAAAACTGACCCGCATCACTTTGAACTGTTAGTACTCCGTATGTTGCACTTGTTCCACCTATTGCAATCCTTGTTCCTGTATCATAAATTAAGCTATTGCCTATCGTTCCACTTGCAGTAAATTTAGGTACATAGTTAGTTGTTCCACTACCTTGAATGTAACTACTTAAATCACTTGTCAATGCAACTGTTCCGTCTGCATCTGGTAAAGTATATGTTCTTGTTTGCCCATTTCCAAGACTTGCTAAGTTGAATTGTGCAAATCTAAATTGTGATCCTCCAATTACAGATGTAATTCTAAATACTGTATTACTATTTGCAGCAAGTGTAATTCCGTTTGTTGCCGAACCTGTAACTCCAAGACTTCCACTTTCTAAAATAACAGAGCCGCCATAATTTGAAGTTGTATTAATTGTTAATTGCTTACTAATTAAATTTGTACTTGTTAAGTTAAAAGCACCCAAATCTACGTTTGCCGTTGCTCCAGTATAAGGAACGTAACCACTTAAAGCAGAACCATAGTTAGGAATATTTAAAACTCCACCACTATACGTTGCTACTCCGCTTGTTCCTGTTGTAGTTAAACTTATAGCGTTTCTTGCTCTTGTATCAGTAAAGTAAAGATTAGTTCCTTCAGCTATGTTTGTTGTAGTTCCAGCGGTTTTAGTCCATAAACTTGTAGAACTAACATACTGCAAAATATCGCCGTTACTTGGACTTTGAGCCGCAACATTGTGCAACTCGTCCATTTCATATCCGTTCTGTATCTTAACCCCAATAATACCTTGCGTAGGGTGGCTTCTTAAAACGATACCGACATATACCAAATGATTAGGTGCATATTGTTTTGTTGTAGTATATTCCCCTGCAGTTGTAGCACTTAAATATAATTGCTGACCTTCTGTTAAAGCGCTCGTATCTAAATCGCCTACGTTACCAATAATTACAATATAACCATCTGCATTGTTTGCAATATTAGCTTGGACTACTCCGTATGTCTGTGCGCTTGTTGCATCGCCCGTTGCTAATGCCTTTGCTATTAAAGGCTTATTCCCTGTCGCTCCGCTAATATAAATAACTGTACCCGCAGTCATTGTCGCACCGCTTTGATTCCTTACTAACTTAACTAAATTATCACTTGAAAGCAAAGTAGGGAATGTTTGCAATGCGCCCGTTCCATCCAAATATTGAGTAGAATTTCCTGCGCCTGTAACTGCTATCGTTCCGTTTGAAGTTAAAGGTGAAGATGCAACACTAAATCCTGAAGGCATTGAAAGTCCAACAGAACTTAATTTAGTATTTAAAGCATTCTGTAAATCCGTTTGATTGCTTAGCGTTCCTGTAATCGCACCCCATACTGCATTATTAGCAGCTATTTCGACATAAATAGAACCCGTCCATCTGTAAACTTTATTGTTATCTAAAGTTATATATATTTTACCCGTTTCGCCTATCGCAGGCAAAGCAGCATAATTAGCAACCTCGACTACATCGTCAACATACGAAGGTAATTGACTTGAAGGTACTTTGCCATCGCCTCCTAATGTAGCTACTCCATTAGCAGCACCAAAAGGAACGCTACTAATAACTCCGCTATCGCTTTTTAAAACTCCTGTTGCTAATCCTGTAATTGTCAATCCCCCGATAGCTATTGGGTTGGTTGTAGTTGCTCCGTTATCTGTAACTTGTTGTAAGTTTGCAGCAGTACCTATTAAAGTAGAAACTTGTAACCAAGTAATTTTTTTACTTACCCCTGTAATCGGATCGCCTATAATTGTTAAATCAGTAGATTGCGGCGCAACGTTTGTCGCTAACTGATTAATTTTTTTTGATTCCATTAATAAGTATAATTTGTAGGCACTTGACACCTGTTGTTTATAAATGGTAGATTCAAAGTAATATCACACTTGACACCTGCTAAAAAATCGGGATCGGATTCCGTAAAATATGTAATTGGAATATTGTCCCCGCACGTCCAAGTAACTATCCCGTAATCCTGTGGGTATCTTAACTGCGCAATAAAATCCTGTGCAACTAATGTTTGATCTGATAAAACTTCTGTCTCGTTTGTTTCCTCTGATAGCATCCTATCCATAAAGTAAAAACTAAAATTGTAGTCTATTTCCTTAGCGCCTATTGTAGCACCTGTTAACGTAAAAAACATAGCAGGATAAGTTACCTCGCCATTGCTTAAACGTTCCCAGACATCCCCAAAGTAAACAAAATTAATCTGTTCGTGGTCGTTTCCTATCTTTGTCAGTTCGTTGACTATTTGGTTTAATGTCATTCTTTTTTGCTTTTTCCAAATAAACTTTTAGCTTATTTTGGTTTTTTATAGTTACTTGTTTACTCATATTAGCAGCATCCAATATTACCCTGATACCTTTCCTCGAAAGTTCTTTTACGTTTGCCATCGTAATCATCATCATTGCAACAAGCATCGCCTAAATACATTGAAACTGTGTACCCTTCATTATCCGGTTTGATTGAATCAATGCCCGATCCAAAGTTTAAGTAATTAGGATACAAAGCATTGTTTTGTTTTAGATATTTAATTAACCTTTGCTTGTAAAATTCTGCTCTTGCCTTGTATCTATTTGCCACGTCGATCATATCTTGCATCGAAGGGTTTTCCTGATTCTCGCCTGACTTTCTTAAAAGCCCTTTGTTATAAAACTGAAAAGACAATCCCTGTGGCAATTCCGACATTACAAAATAAATTAATGTATCCACAATGTAATCGTCTAATAAAGTCGTCTGTAAATTTGTGTATGTATTGGTATCGACCGCCGTTTGTAATTCATTATAAAGCGCCGATCCTAAAGCAGGCAAAATATACATATCTTGCGCCGTCTTAATTTCAGGCAATACTAATTTTTCATCGACGTTGGCGTGCAATCCTGTTCTGTCCTTAATCGACTGAACTGATATAAATAAAGTGTTCTTGCTCATTATTTTTTTCTTGTTACTATGTTTGAAACCCATTGATGCCTGCAACTTGGTTCGTGATCATTCGTTCCCGGCTTTGTGTACCAACCGCCTTTACGATCCCATACCGAATACCCTAATCTTGCACTCATTAACTCTATTTCGGAACGGCTATAAACCTTGTTTGCTTCTAATAAAGCCACACAAAAAGGACGGCTTGTATCAATATCCGATTGACTAAATCCCGCTTTCCATTCATAGGAATATCTAATCATCAATTCCGTTGTCTGTGGTTTAATCTTTTCTAAAATATCCTTCAATGGCTCCGTCAATGTATGCTCCGTAATCACATTTTCGTCAATGCCTGTACCTATTGTGTATTGGTTGGGTTGGATATGCCCGTTATCAATCAATGTTTTAATTACTTGATTGATTGTATCCACGCTTTGATCTAAGGTCGTAGCTAAGACTTGAGGCGTTATTCTTTTATCCTTCGCCATTAAATCCAATACGTTAGCCTGTAATTGGTTTACCTCTGCAAATAACTGATATTCAGAATCGTCATTAAAGCGCGTTTTAGACTTCCAAATATTATAATTACCCTTGTCCTCGCCAAACTCAAAGAACACGCTAAAATCGTCCTTAAATTGCGTAGATTGGACAACTGTAACCGGTTCCTCTGGGGCTTGGTATTTAGTCATATCAATACCCGCCTTTTCAAGCAACCATTCTTTAGGTGCAATTTCCTTTAAAAGGTTTTCTGTGAACTCAAACCCGATCGGCTCCGTTGGGATAATATGTAATTCCGCGTCCTCAATACCTCTGTACTTAAATAACATATTAAATACACTTTCAAGGTGCATTTGCTTACTATTAACGTAAGTATTTTTAAATATTTCGTACCCGTCGCGCATTTCCGAACGGCTGCCTAATTTACCCGCCTCTGCAATACCAAAAATAGATGGCGTTGTAATCTGATGCCCTGAAAAGATATTAGTTTGAATCAAAGAATCCACGCGCCCGAAGTCCTCTTTTGTAATATCTGAAGTTCCTAAATCGTCAACGATAGGCTTTCTTGCACTATCATTTACGAAAGCTAAAATAAACTTCTTTCCGTCTGATCCGCTAAATCTATTTGTGAAACGTTTTTCAATGTTACGCTTTTCATCGTCCGAAGGCTCGCCATTTGGCAAAGTAATTAATTTACTTGCGCTGAATCCTGTCTGTGCATTGCCTAATACGTGCTTAGATATTTCAATATCTGATTCAATGTAATTAAGCGCACCAAAGTAACCCGGCAATGAATAGTAACCCATATTTGGGCGGTATTCTTTTATATAAAGGATTTGCTTGCCGTATGGATTAGCAGGGTTAAAAGCAGGATAAACCTCTGCCTTTTCTGCCCTATCAGCCCAATCCTCTTTATACCAAAATTGAGTATTGTCTTTATTAGTACGAATCTTTGTATAATCACAATGCCAAATTTCGCTTAATTGACCTGTTACTGAAAATATAATTTCCAAATAATAACCTCCAAATAATTCAGCATCCAAAGATACCTTCCTTGTTAGATCCTCAAGGCTTTCCATTCTATTAACTTTCTCAATAAAAGGCTTTGCTTGCTCGCTTCCTGACCAACCATTTGCAGTAATATAATGCACCTTGCTTTTTATGATAGCGTTATGCTTTGCTGACTTGTTAAAAAGTTCAACTAAGTAATTTGGGTAATCGTTGCGATCGCCATACTGAATATATCCTTCGCCTTTCTTTTCTTTAAATTCAGGCTGCTTGGCTTCTGCAAATGTTAGTACTCTTAAATCCATTATTGTCTTATTTTATAAGTGTCCGTTGTAGTATATTCCGTGAAATTGAAAGGCGTTCCGACTAATTCCATTATCCCTGATTCTAATAAATTTAAACCAGCAGGATTAAGATTAGACGTGCTTGTCTGTTCGTATATATCGTAATCATATTGACCATTCAAAGCAGTAGCAAAGTTAGTATTTGTAACGATACTAAATTCATTGTATCTGTCCTTATATTGACTTACGTCTGTATTGTTTAATTGAATAAACTTTACTTCTGTATTGGCACTTCTATTTGTAAATACAAAAAGATAGTTAGGATTTGTTAGCAACTGCTTTTCAGTTAATGTTAAAATAATGCTTTGGGTTTGTCCCTTTGTTAACCTAATCATATAACTATATAGCTAAAAAGCTAATTTGTTGCATATCCCTTAATAAAAAACCGCCGAACCAATGAAGGAACGGCGGCAAACCTATAAACCTATGAAAAAACCTTATCCAGCAGTTGTCAAGACAGAATAAACCGCTTGTGCAACGCTTGGTGCTAATGCAGCTTCCGATCCTGTAAAGGTTAAAGCAAATCCGCTTCTGTCACCTTGAGCAGTACCCGTGCCAGCAGTACCAGCAGTTAAATCTAATCCTCTTGTTTTACCAAGATACCAATAATTGCCGTTTGAATCTTTTACTACTGCAATCAAAGTATTCTGTGCAAGTAATAAAATTTCGTTTCTTGTAGCAGTTTGTAATTTATTCAAGACTACCATTAACTCTTGAGCATAGAATACAGTTCCATTTTGTACGTTAGTAGTGATTGTTTGATTCATCATTGATGTATCCTTCACTTGCTCGTATTTGTAGAATCTTTTACCTGCTGCTTTTGTTAATGTAGTAATTACTCCGCTTGCTTCGGTTGTCGCAGTTACGTTTGCTGCTTCTATAAAATACACTTCCGTAACACCGCCTAAACTATCGCGGCAATCTAAAGTGTATCCTGATGTTAATGCACAAGCCATTGTAAATTAATTTAATATTTTTAAAAAAGGGGGATATTTCACCCCCTTATAATTATGCTAAGATAAACTTAACGATCTCGTCAGGGAACGCTACGTTTACACCCATTTTGAACTCAGATACGAAACGAACTTGATCAGCTTCTTTTGCGTAGAAAATTTCAAATTTTTCTTCTTCATTCAACAAATCTGTTCCTAAGAACAAGTTAGATAAACGCATTGCGTAAACTTTGTTAGTTCCGTTAAGACCTTGTAAAGCAATAACTTTAATCGGAGTACCAGGTAATACAAACTCGCTATCAGCTTTTACGTCAATAGAATAATGGAATTGATTTGCGTTCTTTAATGCAATAGTGTAAGTTCTAAATACGTCTTGACCGCAGAAGATAGTCATATCGTCAGCAGCTACAACTTGTGCAGGGATTGCTTGATATACGCCATCAAAAATGCTGATAACATTAGAAGCATTAATTGCACTCAAAGGCGCACCTGAAATGTAAGTAGAAGCGTTAGCAGCTACAACTCCAGAAGCAGCACCGATTAATTTTACTAAGCCGTCAAACTTATTCAAGTTTACGTTAACGCTTGTAGTATCGCCCTGCCATAAAGAAACTTCTAATTGAGAAGCAATAGTCTTCGCTTTCTTGTCAGCAAATTCTTGCTCAAAAGGAATAGAATCATACATTGATCCTGTTGGTAATGCCTTTTGTAAGTACTTAGCTTCTAAGTCTTTAGGGCATAATGATTCGTTTACTTTAATTTTACCAACTGTTACTGTTCTTTGAGTAAAAGTTGTAGAACCAGATGCAGTAAATCCGCAAGATCCACCTGCTTGGAAAATCGCGTCTGTGTCCATAATGTTGATAGTTTCAGCGCTCTTTACGCCTACCATCACGTTACCTGCACTCTTAATTAAGGCTGCAGTCTTTGCACCTAATACAGAATCAGTTACCAATAAGGCTTCGTTTTGCTCTGTATAAGCGGCTAATGTTGATACGTCAAATCCCATTTTATTTAATTTTTATTGTTTAAAATTGCGTTTCTATATTTTTCTAATCTTTGTTCTTTAATGCCTTTTGTATTTACAAACTCATTAAAGCTATTTGGTTTCTTAATAGGATCTTCGCTTGGCGTATTTGAAAGTGCTTCGATTAATTCAGCTACTTGTGCAAATCCTTGCTTAACCTTATTTTCTAAATCCAAAACTTTTGCGTCAGATGCATTCTTAGCTTCAATCAATTCAGCAATCTTTGCTTCAAATTGTTCAGCCATTTCATCTTTTTTATCTTTGTAGTCCGCGCCTGCTTCAACTTCTGTATCCACTTCTGGGCTTGCTTCTACTACTTTAGTTTCGATTTCGGTAATTTTTCCGTTCTCATCTAAAGTAATTTCAGTTCCGTCCATTAATTCGTGGTCTCCTGCTGGTGCTGGTTGTCCTTCAATAGTTACTAAACCGCCAATCTCTAAAGCTGAAACCTCAACTTTAGTTCCGTCCATTAACGAATATTCTGCCATTTCAACCTTAGTTTCCTCAACTTTAGGATTGTTAGCTTCATCTTCTTTAACAGGCGCAGCGTTGTCCTCAAACAAAGCCTTAATTTTTAAAATTGCTTCCTGTGCGTTCATACTTTTTTTATTATATAGTTAAAAAATAAATAGTTTATCACTTAACCTGTGACAATATTTTTTTGATTGCATCAACCATAGACGCAACCTTGTTCACTTCCTTAGGTTTGTAGGTAAATAATCCCTCTACGCTGAAACCCATAATTTCGCCACTCTTTACTTTAGCCCAAGCCTCGTCATTATCCACGATCATAGATCCAAACCAACTTCCCTCCGGTGCATCCTCAAATCCTTTCATTGGCATAATGCCTCTTGTACTATCTGAAATAAAACTTTCAAATAAAGTTACCCCCTCAAATTGCGCGCTTGAATTATGCATCAAGTTTACATTGCTTTGGAATCCTTTTTTAAAGAATTTTTGAACAATCTTAAGAATAGTGTCGCGACTAAAAGCAACATAGTAATCGCCGTAAGTAGCGTCAGACCTAAAAATAGGCGTGTCAGCCAACATAATAGCGCCCGAAATAATGCGACGATCTTCATTTATTACCTCAAATTTTTGGGTTTTGTTAAATGCGTTCCAATTCTTTTGTATTGCAGGACGATCTACTAAAGCAATAAAATCCACTTGTGAATCATCTTCAATGCTATCCGTAATGTCCAACATATAAATAGGTATCTCTGTATTCATATCTTTAAATAGTTTATTTGTGAATATTTATCGTTTAACTAAATCTTGCTCTTTGTCTTATAGCTGCCATTCTTTGTTGGTTGCCCGTTACGTCTGTTTCAATTACGTATGCCCTGACTGCTTGATTCCCTAAATCATTAATTGATTGTCTGCTTATATTTGTAGTCTGTGCTTGTGGTAATTGAGGAAGCATAGGGGCTTGCGCAGAAGCTCCGCCACCATCTTGAACTCCGCCTCCGCCACCTGACTTGAATTTAGCAATACTTGTAGCTGCGATAGTTGCAATACTAACCCCTGCTCTAATTCGAGCCGCAGTATTTGCTGCCTTTTTTATAACCGCACCTCCATCAGGTAATAAACTCCAAGTAGGGTTTGCGTTATTTGCCGCTATTTCCTTTTGTGTATTAATAACTACTTGAGCAATAGCTAATGCCCTATCAGCAATAAATAAAACATTTGCTAACCTTTCATTTTTACCGGCTAAAGTAGCTAATAAATTAAAGCCTGCGGAAACTGCTGCAAATTTAGCATCTTGTAATTCATTCTCTGCTCTTAATTGAGCCTCTTTAAACTCCTTATCCATTTGGGCTTCCTTGCTCCAGCCTTCTATTTGTATTTGCGCTCTTTTACCCCAATAACCTTTACTTAATTCATTTGCCCTTTCCTCTGCAATTTTTTCGTCCTCCTCTTTTTGTTCATCCCTTAATTCAGCTAATTCTTTATAATCGATAGCTTCTTGTCTGCCAAGTTTTTGCCTTAATTCTTTTAATGCTTCATATTTTTTTATTTCAGCATTATATTCAATTTCAGTTAATTTTTCTAAATTTTCTATTTTTCTTTGTATATCCTCATCGTTCTGTCTTTGAATTTCAGTCAATGCGTCAACTCTAATCTGTACCCTTAAATCTTTATTCCTTTCGTTATCAGATATTAATTGTTTTCTTAAATCTTCAGCAGAAGTTTCAGCAATTTTTTTCTGTTCTTTATCTTCTATTTTTTTTATATCAGTTAATTGCTTTTGATATTTTTCATATCTAACTCTATAATCATCTTCGTACGCTTCTAAAATTGCAAGTTGTGTTTTTTTATTTTCTGCAACTATTTGTGCTTCAGAAGCACCTTGTTCTTTTAATTTTGCAACTCTAAATTTATTTGCCCTTTCTAATTGTTTTACTTCTAAGTTTAAATTTTCAGATAACGCAGATAAGGATGCATTTAATTCATCTTGCGCTTCTTTAGCTTTCTTTGTATCAGATGTAAATAATTGTAATTGATCTACTAATAAACCAAATAATAATACTATCGCACCTATACCTGTTGCAATCAATGCTGCCCTGAATATTCTCATTGCAATTGTTGCACCCGTCGTTGCAGCAGCTACTTCAACTGTTGCCGCCGCTTGTGTTTCTAAAGCAACGGCTTCTGCTTCTATTGATACAACCGCTTCTTGTGCAACTTCTACTGCATCACCCATTATAAAGTTATAAATACCTTGGTAAACAGATGTGCTTTGAATTACTGCACCTAATTGTCTAAAGCTATCTATACTTTCCCCGACTGATTGCAATCCTTGGGAAATTGCCATAGCTGACTGCACCTTTAATAAAGTCTTTTGTACGTTTTCACTTTCAGCACCAAATAAACCCATTGCACCTTGAACTGCTGCAAATCCACCTGCAACGCCTGATAGTGAAGCGGTTAATGCCTTAAATTTAGCATCTGGATTAAAAGAATCTGTTAATGCTTTTGCATCCCCGATTCTGTCTCTTAGTTCTGCTGCTCTTTTTGCCGCCTCAATAGCCTCCTTTGATGTAGCACCAAATTTATCAGATAACTCAATTACTAACGCTTGAGCCTCCCTTAATTGTTTTTTAAGTGATCCAAGGGATGTGTCTGCTTGATTGGTATTTACATTAACATTAAGATCTAAATTTTGTGCCATTATAAAAAATATTTTGTTTCAATAACCTTTAATAAACTAATTTTTGTTGTCTTGTATTCCATCGGGTTAAACCCGTCCACCTTATTAAGCCTAAATAATATTCCGTCAATCCAATAAAACTTACTAAAGTCTAAATTCATAATGTCAACTGTATCTAATAAAGCCGAACAAGTTAATAACTTTGAATCTTTACTTGTTATTTCCGCTATGTATTCGCTATGATACGCATTAAACACATTAGTCGTAGGGTATGTATTAGCATTAAATTGAATTTCAAATGGCACCCCGAAGTTAATATCATTCGTAGGCGCAAATGGATCGTCTAAATGCCCCCCATATCCATATGTTGTAACACTATCAAGTACTGTTAAATTATTTAAAATATTATAACTCGTTCTGCCTGTTATCTTTTTAGCTTGCATAATCCTGATAACACTATCCATTGAATTTTCTTTAGTATTGTTATCTGATACCTTATAAATAGAAGGATATATTTTATCAGTTCCGGTCTTTTGGTATAAAACACTTGGCGCAAATATTACGCTAAGGCTTTCTGTTTCTTTGCTAAAATCATAATTAGTATCATAGATCCTATCCCCATAGCTTTCGTTATATTTTTTATAATAATTCTCATTGTAAAAATCATTATCCTGTTTAAACTTATAATGAAAATATCTTGCGTTTAATTCACTCATTGGCTTGATGCTCAAAGGTTTAGCCCTATCTATTTTATTAGACCAATCCAATGCCGTTGCACTTGTTTCTGGATAAAAGTTAATAAATGGTTTTATCAATATCTTTTTATCATCCCAAGTATCTTCATAGACGTACAAGTTAAACATTTTTGTAATGCTTAAAAAGAAGTCTCTTTGGAATATACCTTTCGGGATTGTATCTGCTATAATTAAACCATCCCCATAGGCTACGTTTGCCGGTACTAAAGAATCCGAGAAAAAAGAAACTTCGCCCTCTGTTATTGTGATAGGTGGATCGTCTCTATTAGGTGCCGTATTTGTAAACCTAAAACTAATTGCATCGTTTGTTATAATTAATAGTTCAAACTCGCCACCAACGCCAACTCCACCTGAAAAACTTTCTGAATAAACGCTTGCGCCATTTTTTAATATATAAAAATTTCCGCTTGTTGCGTCCCCTGAAAATGAATAAATCATTTTTAAGTTTATAGAAGTTGCACCTACGTAAGTAAATACGCTATTAGACGAACTTGCAACTAATCCCGATCCTGTAACTGTTGTAAATCTATAAAGACTTGATCCTAAAATTTCGAAGTCCGTTGTCCTTGTAGCTACCGGGAAGGTTCCTGTTGTCTTGGTTAAACTCTTTTGATTGTGAGGAATTATAAGCCTATTAAATAGTTCTTGATCCCCTGCTAATAAATCTAACGTATAAGAATAATCGGTTCCCGCAAATATCTTTTCTAAATATTCAGCTACATATAAAGCCGGGCGGTATGCCGTTACCTGAAAGTTTACCTTGTCCGTGCTTACATTTCCGTAATCAATCAATGGGTAAAAATATCCTGATCCTGCAACGCTATCCCAACTTGCTTTAATATTAGCTACATTATAAACATGATCGTATTCGCTAAAATCTAAGTCTGTTAATCTTTTGTTTCCTAATGCAGTCATAAAACCGCCCAATTCACCGAACACAGAACATTGATACTCAATAGTCTTATCATCAATTACTATTTCCAATATCCTTAAAGTCCCTTTAAATATTTGGATCTTATCAATAAATATTTTACAATTAGCTTGTTTCGAAGCATTGAAATTGTAATTAACATTCGGTAAATTGTCGTCCGTATCATTCGCATTTCCTAAATCAAAAATAAAGCCAAATATTTTATTGTTTGTAGCCGTACCCGTTATGGATATTGTTTTACTATAATTTGTGTTTTTACTGCCAAAGTCAGTAATATCATCAATCGTATATGTAAACTCTGTACTAATATCTTGAACTAAGTCAAGTCTATAATCTTCTATATATATTTCGGTACTAATCATTATCTAAATTGACTATTTGTGTATTTGCCTACTTCTATTTCAATTTCAAAATTAAATAGCTTATCGCTTACTTCTAATTTATATTCGTAATTTGTATCTGCTATCGTTACAGGGAAATAAGCACCTTGCACCTCCATATAACAAATACTGCTCGCTACTAATTGCGCAAGCCATTCGTAATCTTGTTGGCTAACCCAATCGCTTATTAGCTTGTATTTATCCGTATGCTGAATAGCGTAGTTTAAAGTCGTTTCATTGTACTTATTGTAAACGTCGTTATTAGTCATTTGATTGCCTGTTAGCTGCCAATCATTACGCCTGTATGAAGCCCTTTTAAATTCGCTTGACCTTTTATTGACCAATGCAAATTTCATAGTATCCCAACCGCCTAATCTATTTAAGAAGTGTAAATTGTATTGCTTAAACTTAGGATAGCACTTTTGAATAAACTTTAGCTTTCTCGATTCCGCCGCCCCTATTTTTAAATAAACATTGTACCCGTATGTGTTCTCTGTTACTAATGTTCTGCCTGCAAAGGTATTGATATGCCCTGCTTGACAATTAAATAGATTCATTTGCCCTGTCAAGGTTACGCTTCCGCTTGCCGTATCGATAACCGCACCGCTTGCATTTATAACATCTACAATCGCATTATAAGTTCCCGCAGTTATTTTTAAATAGGTAGCATAAAAATTATCGCCATATTCTAAGACAATGTTATCCGTATCTCTTTCTGTCAACCAATCATCCGTGTAATTTTCTAAAAGTAAATTATCGTAATAATCAGATAGCACCAAAGGCGTGTTATTATTTACAAATAGAATATCCGCAAATAAAGGTGGGTAATAATTGTAAGCACTAAGATTACCGGAAGCTAAATTATAGTTGCTGATTGATCCTGAAGCGTTAAGATATTCCTCGCCTATCCTTACTTGATAATCGACCTTGATCTTATTGTTAGTAGCTACAAGGATTGAATTGCCTGAAGGCTCAAAATAGTTTTGAACGTATGCCCTAACCACAGGACTTGAATTGTAAATCCCGTAACTACCCTCTGCGCTTGGTGCTGGATATATCTTTGTTCTGCTAACCTGTGCGCCATCTATGAATATATCATAAATAAACTTAAAGGAAGTTTCGCCCACATTTGTAGAACTCGCTACAAACCAAAGGTCGTCGTGCATACTGCTATAAGTTGCGGGGCTACTTTGTATTGTTATTGCCATCTTTTATTTCGTTTGCTATTTGTGTAATTTTTATTTCAACGTCAAATCCTAATGCTGCATTCATAACCTTTTGGAAATCAGTTCCAAATACGCTTTTCTTTGCTTTATCAAAATACCTCGTAGATCTTAAACCTTTTGTATGTATTGATCTTGCTATTGCCGCCGCTAAACTCTTTTTACTATCAATCGCTTTTAATTCTACTCCGAGCTTGCTATATTTTTTTACTGAAACTGTTTTAAGTTTATTGTATTTCAGCCAACCCTCTACAACTGATACAGGTATTGATTTTTTACTGCTTTTAAAAGCATACGGCGTTTTGTTATCTGCTTTTATGTTTTTAGTTCCCCTTACGCCCTGATTCACAAAATCCCAATACTTAGACGCTGGCTCATTCTTAGGGTAACCCATTGATAATGTATAAATCGTTCCGAACTTAGTAACCTGAAATCTAATGTCAGCTATATTACCAGAAGCAATAGATTTGTTTGCAATTAAATTATCGATAGCCTCTTGTTGGAACTCTGCGCCGTATTTTAGAAGCATTGCCTCAATTACAGGCATATCTGGATTGTCAGACTTTTGTTGTCCTAATTTGGCTAAAAACCCGTCTGCTATCGCCTTTGCCTGTGCTTGACTAATACTCATAACAATAAATAGACAAACGTCTTAAATATACCGCACAAAAAACCCCCACCATATCGGCAGGGGTAAACCACAAAACTATAATTTCCTATGTAACTCCCGATCGTAATCCGCCTTTGCTTTTAAATAAGACAATGTGTTTAAAGCCTCTATTGTTAATCTGTCGTAAACTTGCTCAACTCTGATATTTTCGTGGTCGGCAATAAGTTTGGCTGAATAATGCCATCCAAAATACTGCATAAATCTGTTACCACTTGGCTGGATTGGGCTTTCGTCTGCCCTGTCATCATCATCTTGGCTACCAAATAATCCTTTGTAACCTCGATCCAATTTCTGTATACTTGATAAAAAAAAACCAGCGAAAAATAAACGTCTTGAAAATTAGCTTGTAAAATATCTTCTGCATAATCTTCGTGCATTGATGCGTCGTATTTATCATCAACCCATAATCCTAACCAATTCCTTTTTTGTGGCATTACCATTGTAGCCCCTAATTTATGCAGGTTCCCGTATATATCCCCGACGAATGCTTTGCTTTCTACGTACCTCCCGAATGGCATCCTTGTAACATCATAGATGAATCGGTATCTTTTGCCGTTTACCTTTAAAACTTTTATGGGCTTCCCTTCTGGCATCGTATTTAAAAAATCCAATTTTTTTAGCTTTGCCTTGTATTCCGCTTGGGTTAAGCTATCGACTTGGTTTTCAGTCATATTATAAACAATGCCTATAAGTTTATAAGACTTTTCTATTTCGTCCTCTTTATTTGCAAGTGTTTTTACAATATTCTGATATTGCCAAACGCTAATGTTATTCCATTTCATAGCACGAAGTTACTAAAAGTTCCTGAATATCATCGTCGGATTCTAACATTTCATCAATCTTATTAAGTACGTCTGCGCAAGTAAAGGGCTGCCCTGTCTTGCATTGCTGATCCACCCAATCCCGAAGGTCAATTAATTGTTTCATATTGTTTTAGTTTAATCAATCCATTTGCCGTGCGT